TGAACTTGTTGTCTAGCTTGTAAAGCGCATCAACGGCCTTACCCGTGTTGAGCGCAATTTCTATCCAAGCGGTTTTTTGAGTTGCCATCCTTTGAGTATTTCTGCGCCTGTGGGCGGTTTTGGGTTCTTCTTCTTCTTGTCGCTAGGTAGCGGTATCACATCTTCTGGTGCCAACGCCTTTTTCGCGTAGCCACTGAAATTGTGCATACTCGCAATGATGATGCGCAGCTTTTCGAGGGCTGCATACTCCTTGCGCTTCTCACCTTCCATGTAGTTGGCGAACTCTAAGGGCGTGAGGTCGTAAACGCCAAGCCCAAAGTCGCGCAACCCATGAATCTCAAGCTCTACCCACCAATCGGTGATTGTGGTGGTGGGGCCATCTTTCCCGTTAGTTCGCCCACTTGCTTCTCCATGATGGCGTTGAACTGACCGAGCACCTCTGGGTACGCATCAATCAAGTCCACCACATCATCAAGGCTCATGGTGAATGGCAGGTTGTCGGTCTTAGCCCCGTTCTCCATCGCGAGGTGGAGTATGCGCTCTGTTTGCGCATAATCTCCTTCTGTGCCTAGCGATGTGAGTTTGCGCAGTACGCGGTAGCTCACGCGCACGGGTAGCTCTGTCTTGCCTGCCTTGATATATTCTACCATATTACGGGTTGAAATCTTGGGTTAATACTCCTTCGCCCTCAATGGTGAATGAGTATGTCGCGTTGTCCTCCACGCCACCCGTTTCCTCAAACTGGGTTATGTACCCACTGCCAAGGTAAATAGGGTCGCCTGAAATCACTCCGCCTGCCTCGCAATCCCACGTGGTAACTTGTATGCTCACAAGCTCGCGGCTCTCCCATAGCTGGTGGATGGCCAATGCTTCCACCTCACCACTCACTGCTACATAGGTGATGAAGCCGTCACCCGACAAGTTCCAACTGCGTAGCGAGGGCTTGATGGTGCGCCATCCGCACGTCTGCTTGCTTGTCACATCGCGGGTTTCCGTGGTGCGTGTTAGCGTGGCCGTCTGTGCGAAGGCCACAAGGTCGTTGGTGGGGTTGGGTGTGCCGGGCCGCGTGAAGCGTATCACGAGGCTGCTGCCATTTAAGGGGGTTGATGTTGCCATTTTTTGTTGGTATTAAAGGGTTGTAAAGTAATCTAATGGTGAGTAATCAAGTGTATCATAGTCGAATATTCCCGAAGGTGTCGTTATTCTCGAAACGCGAAACTGAAAGTCAATTCCAATGACGAACACCTCTGCGCCATCATCATACACCTCATCAAAGCCTCGGAAGCTCGCGCTCTGCACATCCACGCCACCGAACACCCCACAACGCCTGTCTATGGCGGTGCGCACGGCCACGCCAAGCTCTTGGGTGAGCATATAGTCGTTGGTGAACACGTTGATAGTAACAAGCACCACGTCCAACGGGCTTACGCTCGTCTTGATGCCTGTGGGGTTGTTATCCGTAACGATGTAGGTAACAAGCGGCATGGCGAGCAGTTGTGCGCTGCGCAGGGGGCTGATGGGTATCGCGGTGAAAACGGGCGAAGCCTTCAACATCTCGTGTATTGCTTTGCCTATCATATTGCTCTGCGATTTAATCCTCGTTTTGCTAACGACTTGTCGAGTGCCGTCATCACTTGGTCAAAGCAGGCGTTCATGGCCACATTGAGGGTACTGTCCATCTTGGCGAAGGTCTTGGCGGCATAGTTATTTTCAGGCATCGTGCCTCTGTTGGCTCCTGATTTTGTCTTGCGCTTCTTCGTGCCGAAGGCGTACAAGTGCCAATGCCTTGTATATTCCCTGCTGCTACTTTTGCGCTGTGGGCCGATGTGAACACCGGGGTCTGTGCCGGTATATCGTGCCGATATTGCCCTTGAGTTTATTGAATCCCGCAGGCGTACTTGCTGCACAAACCGTGCGGAATCCCCCTTTCTTCTCGGCTTCTTCACCACAAGGCGCATGGCACTGGTTCCCGATGTGATGTGGCTGCGCATATCCTGCACCAAGGGCTTGGTAACGCGCACAAGAATAGCGTTGTACTTCCTGCGCTGCTTCTTCGGGTCGGTCACCATATCCTGAATGGCCAACTGCACCTGCTGCATCTGGCTTGCCACATCTTTAAAGTGGCCTGTGCGGGCTACATATCTTCCTCTAGGCATCTCTCCCCGTATTTTCGCTGTCGCGGTCTGTGCAGTCCAACATCAAATAATGCTCGCGGGTGTTCGGGTTTTCCGCCTGTGATGGGTGATACTCCTGAACACTCGTTATTTCGGTTATTTTGCCATCCACAAGAAGCCTGTCTGCCGCCTGCCACCCAATATCGTAGCGCACTACAAAGCGTATGTTGCCCGTTGCCACCTTTTGCATGGCCTCGATGTTCTCATAGCCACGTAGCGGCATAAGTTTCGCCCACACGGTCTTATGGCTCTCCCACGTTCTCTTTTGCTGCCCGTAGGCATCAACGGTGTTGGTGGCCTTCTGCCATATAACGGGGCGGTCAAGGGTAATCATTGGAACTGCAATAGCTTGTAGGGTTGCAATAAGTCCTCCGCCACCCTGCGTACTGCGCCCTCTCTGGTGAGTGGCACGTAGCGGTCGGTGCGGTAGTCATACATATCGCCAATGCGCAAGAGGATGGCCACTTTGCACACCTCTGGCACATTCTGCGGGCTGGTAGTGTATGTGATGGTCAAGGGGTGTTCCGCCATCTCGGTCAGCACCACACGGTTTGGTGGTTTAAAGGTGTACGCGACAGGGTTGTTATCGGCATCCACCACACTCTCAATGGTGGCGATGGGCAGCAGCATTTCAATCGTGTGCTCTAATGCCACGATGGAGGTCTGCGCAGCAACAAGCAGTTCGCTCATGGCTCTGCCTGTGTAGCTTTCCGCCCACTCTGTGCCCGCCTCAATAAGCGCCCCAATGAGGGCATCTTCTAGGTCATGAGTGACCCTTAGATGATTTTTTGCTTCGCTTAATGTCAACGGGAGCATGCTCCTGCTCTGTATCGTGTAGTGCATCTGCTTCTTGTATTACCTCTATCGCATAGCCATCTGCCACAAACTGTTTGGCGAGGTCGTCACTTAGGGCTTCTGTGCCGCTAGTAACTACTTGCCCTGCAACCCATGAAAAGCCGATGCCCGGAGTACTGTTAATGAACTCTATAATCATCTCTTTTTGGTGTTAAAAGGGCGGTTTTTAAGCCGCCCTTCTTGTTACTATGGGATAGTATCAATGTCCGTTGCGATAACGAAGCTCTGCGGATGGCGCACGGTGGTATCGTGGTAGCTGTTGGTGGTCAAGCGCACTTGGCCGTTAATTGCCAACGTGTAAGGGTCAACGGTAAGGTCAACGCCTGCTGCTCCAAATGTTCCAACGATAAGGTCGTTCCAGTTGCCGAAAATCATCGCGCTTAGGTTGTTCACCGTAAGGTTTGATGGCATGTGCGGGCTGGCTACGGCACGGTAGCCGTTCATTGAAATCATTTCGGGCTGTGTGCTGCTTAAAAAGCCTTGCGCCAAGAAGCGGCCACTGCCTGCGTCTATTGGCGTAGTCTTTAAAGCACCAATAAGCGCGAAGCTGCCGCAATACGCAACTTCACCACGTAGGCCGTTGTTTCCGCCCAATACGCTCTCCATCTCCACAACCTTCGCCCATGTTGGGGGTACTCCGTTGCCACCGAATGACACCGATGGGATGCCGGGGATGTTCAAAATACCGATTGGCGAAAGGCCAACTGCGGGGCCGTTCAACGCTGCGCTGTCAAGGGCAATGCCCATTGCCATCACAAGGTCGTCAACAAGGGTGGCCTCTGCGCTGAAGTGCGTTTGTGCCAAGAACTGCTTGCTCACATCAAGCAAAGCGGCCAACCTGCGTGGTGCAAGTTTCGCTTGCGTGAAGGCTGAACCTGCATCAGTGGCGGGGGCAATCTCTGTCGCCCATGTTGCAGCACCTGCTACCAAGCGCGGCATAATCACTTCTGCACCTACTAGGCCACTCATAAAGCGTGCGCCTAATGCGCCTACTACGGTCTTGTTGCGTAGTGCCTCGATAAGGCCACCGTATTGGTCAACAAGTGCGTTGGGGTCTGTGCCGCTACCAATAGCGCGCTTTTCTGGCGATGTGAACGCCCACTCTGGAATGGCTACACCTTGGTAGTCAATGCCCAACTTTGCGCCTGCGGCACGTAGCTCTTCGTTCACCTCGGCCTCAAAACCATCTAGGCGGTTGCTCACCAATCCCCGAACGGCTCGCATCAGCGAGTAGTTCCGGTAGTCGCGGCCTGTTGGCTGCGAACTTGGCTTGCGGTTGCCCGCTACGTTCATGCGCGTTTGAATTTCTGCTGCACGTTTCTTAATCTCATCTCTGCGCTCGCTGTCGGTCAGCTCTACGTTCAACGCCTTAAAACGTGCCTCAAGCTCGTCATACTGCGTTTGTTCCTCGCCCGTAAATGCGCGGCTCTCCTTTTCGGCTGCTTCGGTAAGCGCCAGTTGTGTTGCAACGGTGGAGTTAATCTCGCTGCGCAACTCGGTGGTGGTTTTCATCTCTCTTTTGTTTAGGGTTAATATGAAAGTCGTCTTAGTAATGCTTGTCTGCAAGGGGCGCACCCAATAGGTGCTGGTAGGCTTCGTGTCACCACCACTGCCTGTTCGTAGGCGGCATGGGTTACTAGGCTAATGTCGTGCAACCTACCTATTTTGATGATAGTGCGATGTAGCTTTCCATTTCTTTTTTCGGTCATGTCCGTCACTTGGCTGAACGCGAAGCTGTTGGCCATGATGTCGCCACGCTTGAGCAGTTCTTTAAGGTCGTTGCCGAGCGTTGTGTCGGGCATACTTGCGCGATACCACAAGCCCTTGCTGTCCACGCCATAGGTGAGCGTGCCACTCTTGCTGCGGGCGAGTATGTTGTCGGTGTTGTGCTGAAATACGAACACCACATCTTGCCCCACAAGCACGTTATCAAACGCCCCTGCGCGTATCTCTTCGGTGAACATTCCGAGGTCGGTGGTGGTGTCAAACACTGCACCGTAGCCGGTGATATATCCGATGCCTTCCTCTTCGCGGTACTCCACCGCCTCGCGCATCCTACGTTCCGTTGTTTGTTCCATTGCCTTGTGGTTGGTTTGGGTTTGGTCGTTGCGTGGCGGGCATGATAGCACCGTCAATCTCCTTTTGCATCTTCTCTGTGGCGAGGGCCACCTGCTCTTGGGTGAACAAGTTTACGCCACTGAAATATTGGTCACCACCATCTCTGTCGGGGTAGCCTTCCGCCCTGCGTATCTCGTTGGGGTTCATTGAGCTTAGGTAGAACAGTTTGGTGTAGTAGTCGGCACGTGCTGCGGTGTCGCCTGCCGTGAGCATCTTCTCATTGAAGGCTATGTGGTAGCCCTGCGCACGCTCTACGGTGGTGAGCAGTTTGTCGCTAAGTTCATTCTCCCACTTCTCATACCACGGCTGCATGGTGTCGGTGCTAAATTCTAGCTGCTGGCTCTCCATGTTGCTCTGCACCGTTCCTTCGATGTTCTTGAGTTTGCTTAGTGGCACGTTGTATAGGCGGGCGATGTCCTCCACGGTATAGCGCATATACTCAATGAACTGCAAATCGCGCTGGCTCATGTTTATAGGCGTGTATGTGCTGCCATCATAAAGTACGGGCGTGTTGCCATCTATGTAAGTGGCATCAAACTGCCTGCTTATCTCTGCTGCGCGTTGTGCCGGTGTCTTGTTCTCGCTGCCTATCTTCCCCAAGATGGTGAGCACGCCCTTAAAAAATCCGCCCTTCTTGTAGCTGCTGGCGTTAAACTCGATGGCTGCATACGCACCACCAAGCATTGTTGCCGCATAGCTTATCGGGCTTTGCGCCTCGTAGTCGTTCAGGGCGAGGGCGGGTAGCCATATCATATTTTCAGGTAGCACGGTCATCCCGAACTTCGGCACCATGTACACTACCTCTTCATCAATA